TTAAAGCGCACTGGACCCAGCTCACTGAAAAAATTTCAATTTCGTACTGATCCTTTCTCACTTTTGAACCCCCCCTCTCCTTGCTTTACAAATCACTGGCTCACTTCCAGTACTTTGTAATCTCTGGGTTTCCATTCGATCTATTCTGTCAGGATGGGATACCTTTGTGATGATGTTGCACTCTGGATTAAAACTTTCACAGACCTTGGCATGCCTCTCGACATGGCCATGGAGGTCTACATGAACACGAAGATCAATGATCTGCGTAAATGTCCTGTTACTTACTCTGCTTGCTTCACTTACAAGGATTGGGTCGATGAACACTTCATTACCCAAGCACCAATTGATGATGATTATGTTCCCACTGAGGTTTTCCCTGATGAGCCTCCAGTGTCTCAAGTTCTTCCCGAACATCCAAAGGCTGGTGCCGATATTGCTCTTGTTGATATCGTTGCTGACCAGCTATATAGTTCTCCGATTTTCCCTCTCACTGAGGTAAAATGCCGTGCCTTAGCCTCACGGGATACAAATCAACTTTCTAGGCTTGCTGATGCTGTAACTGCCGTTACAGTCGCACAATGTGTTGAACAGGGTGGCACCTCTGTTGGCGGTATCCAAGAAGCGATAACTTCTCGAATAAAGCGCTCTTTTGGATGGGTTGGGAAGGCCGTGGAGAGTGTCAACAATATGGCCTCTGCCACAAATTTACTCAATAAAATCTTTGAACGTATTCTGAGTTCCTTTGACTTTATTGCGCAGACCGTCAATCTTTTCTCCGACTTCCTTAAAGGGATGAAAGAGAAAATCGCGGAAATGTGTCTCAAGACCTGGGAAAAACTTGCTGAATGGGGAGAGCATTTCTACTATGTAATACCCATGTTTTGTTCCATCTTTTTAATAGCTACCACATGTTTCTTAATTAATAAATTCTTAGCTGTCGTTGCACCTACGTATTGTTTTTCTTCTTCTTCCATAGTCCAACTTATCGTTGTAGGATGCGCTATTGTAGGTTGTAAAGAAATGGGTGCCGCCCTTTTGGCTCTTTCTTCAGCCGGGAAAAAATCTTTCCTGGACTTGATTTACGAGACTTTTGGCGTTGATACTTCTGAGCATTGCGATGAACTTCCGAAGGACGAAAATGCCATTCCAACTCCAGCTGATTGGAGTCAGTTTGAAAATTGTCCTGCTTTTGAACAGAGCTCAACCTCAATGACTGGCTTCTTTGGAATACTTGGTCTTCTCACCTTCTTTGCTCCTCGTGGAATGAAGTGTGACCTTTACGAGATGACCAAGTGGGCTCATGGACTCAAGGGTCTCGCTGATGGGTACGAGAAATTCAAATCTATCACTGAGAAACTAGCTTTCTGGGTTTATGAAAGAATAGGTTTGGATACTACCTGGGATGCGCCTGCCATACAGAGTATGATACCCGTGACGGGCATTCGTTTTCAAGATTGGTGTACAGAGGTTGAAAAACTGAATATTGACATGTTAAATTACACCAATCTGCAAGATGATCTCACCCGTGCTCGGAGACTTAAGGAACAAGGCGACAAAATTCAAACCCATATGATGTACAGCTCCGAATCCATTTCCTTCATGATGAGGGAGAAACTTCGTGCCTCGATGACCACAATTCCCACCATAATTGCAAAATTCGAAAAAGCCGTGGACATCAGTGGCACTCGCATGTGTCCTTTCACAGTTCTTTTCCATGGGCCTGCTGGCTCTGGGAAGTCCAATTCGATGCGGGGCTTTATGCATGATGTTATGAATGAGATGGAGGAGCCCTCTGTCGGACGCGTGTACCCTCGCAATTCTGGAGATAAGCATTGGTCTGACTATCTTCGACAAACCGCATTGTACTACGATGAGTTTGCTCAGAAAAAACCTTGTAATGGTGAGAGTGACGAACTTGAACTCATTCCCCTGGTTTCTTGCAGTCATTTTCCTCTTGTTGGAGCAGCCATTGAAGACAAAGGCCTTTCCTTTAATTCCAAATACATTTTCATGTGTTCGAATAGGGCCGATGTCTCCTCCAATGCCGGTCTGGCCGATAATGATGCTTTTCGCAGGCGTCGACATTTGTGTGTTGAGGTCACACGTGACGATCGGGAATTCGATCCCTCAAATCCAACATACAACCAAACTTTTCAGCTCAAGAATCCTCTGAAACCCACGGAAAACCTCAAATTTTCACATGAGGGTGGTCCACTTGAAGAAATTGGGCCGATGAGTTACAATGAATTGGTTGTTTATGCCGTCAACAGAGCCCGCGAACATTTTGACAGGGAAGTCAAAGCGATGAAGTATGCTGTTAGCAGAGCCACAAATACCGGAAAAGCTCATGAGCAAGCCATCTTCTACTGCCCACGTTTCACGTGTGAAAGGATGAAATTGGATACTCACGCATGCCCTCACTTGGCGAATGAGCATTTTGTGGACCATGAGGTGTATGGAGAATTTCGTGGTGAATACTTTTGCTGTGATAAGAATGGAGTGGCCTGTGATTGTCCGCTCACCAACTGGGAGAAAAGCATCATGCACGATATGTCGGCCAATGCCACAAATGATGAAATTGCTTTAGCGTTGGCCCTTTTTAGTCAAGAGGAAAATCGCCTGATGTCGGACTATGCGGGCTTCTTTGAACTCATCGAGAACGTGGATAGTTGGCGTGTTGATGCTCCACCAAAAGCCAAGAAGGTCGATCTGCAAGCTTATGTGAACCGGACTTGGGCAGATTATAACGATCGATTGCGGTACCTCATTTGCCAGCATTTCGAGAGAACCAAGGCTGCCAGGAACACATATTTCCAGCGACTCAAGACTCTCAAGGATGATATCAAGAGCTGGAGTATTGTTGGGGCGTGGAATTCCTTGCCCATGGGTGCCAAATGGGTCGTCGGTATTATAGCACTCTTTTCCTTCGGAGCTTCCTTGATCTGGTTGCTCTCAAAAGTTATGGCCATGCACACATGGGACCCCATGGAAATGTTAGGAGTCTTTTTGGGTTCCAAATCCTTCGTTGAGGTGGTCACGGAGCAAGGGGGATATGCCGAGTCCGGTTCCAATACCCAGGCGCCCATTTATCGTCACAAGCGAGTAAGAGCTTACGAACAAGGGTTTGCTAACTCTTCTCAGGTCTTGGATTTGAATGATTCCGAGAAAATTGAGTCCATCAAGAAAGCTCAGGGTGTTTTAGTTTTCTCAAAGAATGACGGTAAGAGCTCCACGGCTGCTGTCACGATTTTCAAGGACCACCAGTTTCTTATAACCACCCACGAGCTTGCACTCCTGAACTTTTCAAAGGGCTGTATCCTGACTACGCGTTCTGGCAGTTCCTACAGCATTTACATAAATGCCAATGATGTTCGAACTGGTTCCAAAGGAGGTATTAAGGATCCTATTAGTGTTGTCAAAGTGTCCACCTATTTTGAAATGGCAAAGGCTTGCACCGGTTCAGTGATATTTGACTTTGGAACTTTCTGTGAGGGACATCACGATGGGATTGTTGTGCCGAATGCTCAGAAGGTGCTGGACCAAACTGTTCACAAGACTGCTTTTTCCCGGAGACATGAGGTTATTGATGTTCACAACATGAAAGGCCGGGTCGTGTGGCAGGCTAACAATCTCTTAGCAGCGCCTTTGTACCACCAAGTTGGACACTGTGGGAGACTCCTGTTGGCCAGGGATGAAGCAAAATGTTTGAAGATTGTCGGGATTCACGTTGCTGGAGTGGTGATTCAAGAGAAGCACATTAGTCTGTTTTCCGAGATCAATGGCATGCACAAAACAGCCGAAATGGCTGTGCAACAAGGTATGGAAGTGGATATTCTAGAGCTTGTGGAACCGGAAGTCAAAACGGACATGGTTATCAAGATAGGTCACGTTGCGCAGGGACAACAATTTCGACCCGCCACCAAAACTTCCATCGTCAAAAGTCAAATCCATGATACTTTGTGGAGGGCTCCCGAAACTGAACCAACCGTGATATCACCCGTTGATCCCCGCGTGCCCTATGCTTTTGACCCCTACACTGCTGGAATCATGAAATTTGAGAAGGAGGTTGGACCCCTTGATTTTTCTGATCCCGACACTCCAGAGAGCACTGTTATTGAAGATATATCTGAGGAGTTGTTGAGAGAAAAGAAGTCTTTGGGTGGTTTTGCTTTGGACACCGTGTGTTCCAATGAAGTTGCAATTAATGGAGTGGATAGTGTCCCTTATGCTGAGAGGTTGGTCATGAGCACTTCTGAAGGTTATCCTTTTGTCCTCTCAAGGAAGGCTCAAGACACTGGTAAGTTCCGTTTCTTTGATAAGGATGGAGACCGTTGGGTTGCAAAGGACGAGGTTTTAGATGATCTAAAGGAGCTGGAAGAAGCTATCAAGTCCGATGATTTTAAAGGTGGCATTATCACTATTGCTTGTGCCAAAGATGAGAAAACCAAGATGAAGAGGGTTAGGGAAGTGCCAAAGACTCGAATTTTTGAGATTTTACCCTTCCACTATAATATCCTGGTACGGAAATATTATCTCTTCTTCATGCAATTCATAATGAGCCTCCATGACTTTCTCCCATGTAAGGTAGGCCTCAACGTTTACAGTAAGAGTTGGGATACTATGCATGCTGAGCACAATAGGTTTGCTTATCACTTTAACGGAGATTACACTGGTTTTGATACTGCCACACCAAGAGTCTTAATGATGAAGATTGCCGATATGGTCTCAAATTTGGCTGGTGATGGTCGTGAAAACGCCATCGTTAGAAGAAATTTGATGAAGATGGCTGTCGAACGACGTATTCTGGTTCTCAGGGATCTTTATCAGGTTAAAGGAGGCACACCTTCAGGCTTTGCTCTCACCGTCATCATTAACTCGGTGGTGAACCAGTTTTACCTTATGTGGGCCTGGAGGAAGATCATGAGCAGAATAGACCCAGGTCTGGTACCCTATCGCGTCATGAGGTCTCATTGTACTTTCTCTGTGTATGGAGACGACAACGTTGTTTCTTTCAGCTTACAAGTTAAGGATATGTATAATCTTGTGACCATTGCTGCTGAACTCAAAACCATTGGTGTCAATTTATCTGATGGGAAGAAGACTGGAAATCTTGTTAAATGGATGGAATTTTCAGAACTTGATTTCCTCAAGAGGAGATGGGTTCTTTATTCCGGACAAGGTTTTCTATGCCCCTTACATAAATCCGCCATTGAAGAGCGGTTGTTCTGGGTGAGATCTAGCGAGGATAGCGTGGAAACCCTGGACGACAATTGTTATTCCGCCCTTATGGAGGCTTTTCATCATGGTCGCGATTACTTTAACTTCTTGAGAGCTAGAATTCAAGACGCTTATGATAAGGCCGGTTTATATCAACCACATTTACTACATTTCAATGAAGCCCAAGCTATTTGGTTGGAACAGCATTCTATAGCTCCTCCTAATGATTACCTTGATGGTATCAAGAAAGAGGTCTTACCTCTAACAGCTGGGCGGGACGTTATGAGAACCATTACGACCACTATTGATGCTACCTCGGTTAAAGGTTACAATAAAGCTCATAAAGAACAATCGTATCACCGCACAAAAGTTTTCCTTAACCCTTTGGCGACCGAAATAACCTGGTTGCGCTCAGGACAAGCAGCCCATCTAGATGTTCCAGCCAAACTCCATCGACGCAACTTTGAGGGTATTGCTATTAAAGTGGCTAATCTATTGAAAGGGGAGAATTGTTGCATCGTGGAGGGTACGTGTGGTATCAATAGCTTTGCTTTGGCACTGGCTATTGGTTTCCTTCGAAAAGAGTTGACGGGGGTTGGCTGTGTTAATCTCCTAGCTTCATATTCTTCAAATGACGCTAGTTATTACACAGGCTTAGCCATGTTGACTACTGTAGTTGGTTAATTTGGGTCCGCCTGCCCCTTAAAGCAGGCATCCCGAGGGAGAATGTATGTGGGATCATCTGATTTTAATCAATTGGACCCACTTGTGTAGGAAGGAACTTAATTGTTTCGACCATCCCGCTACCATCCGTGATAACACGGTTTAGGGAAACCTGGTAGTCCCGTGAATTGACGCGGAACAGCTTCTCACGCCGCTGTATAATTGAGGTTCGTGAGCCCATTCCCGGTTTGAAGGAATAGGGTTGTTGGTTCCCATAACCATCCAGTAAGCGACCACGACTGTGACAAAGGGTCTTTTAATTTACATGTTGTAGTTTAGTGACAATCCAAGCGGAAAGACGCTGGGCGCCGACAGTTCTCTATGTAGGACACCGGCTCTTGGTAGTAGGGTGTTACAGCCCTTCTTTGCCCCTAAGTGGGATACCAAGGAACACTGTAAACAGTGCCTCCTGTTAGCGAGATCAGGTGACGATCCAAGCCCAAAGAGGCTGGTGGTGTATTCCTCACTAAGGTGTTGGAGTATCGGGAACCCCCATATTGGTCATTACGGTGAAAGATAACACGTGAATATTCTTTCATCTGTGCTGGTATGGTGGGGGGCGTGAACCCTTTACTTGAAACACATGGAATAGGTTCTGTGGTGCCTTGAACCACAACCCAGTCCATCATGACATTAAACTGTTTGGAGATGTCTCTGCCATAAGTGAGACTAGGACGTGAACCGAATTTCACCAACCCTCATGGAGGGAAAGCAGTGATGGTGGAGTAGTGACCCACTTCAGCCGGGTTATCAATTGTTTTTCTTCTAGTGGTGACGTACTAGAGTAACCTGAGGTTCGCCCGATCAGTGAAAGGCTTTGTGGACACTCCTAAAGATGTGTCAGTTTCACCATGGGGAGGCTTGATGAGCCCATGGAATCCTACCTGAAGATTATAACTCAGGCTTGGTCACTCTGGAACCAATAAAATTCTGGAGACCGCTCTGATGGTGAGCTTTGTTTTACCATTCGTATTGCTGACGTTACAGCACCAAAAATAGTAGTTTTAGATAAAAGTCTTTAAATTTAACTAGCATTTAATGTCGACGAGTTTCGGCATTCTAACTGTAGACTTAACTTTAGATAGATGTAAATATG